AGCAATAACGGTTGGCATAACGCGACGGATCACTGGAAGGATCACGCGATTTAGTGTTGCGACGTTGCCGGCAGAAGTAGCACCAGTTGTAGCACTTTCAGCGAGATACTTGCGTGTATTCTCGAGAGTTACGCCCATTACTGATTTCTTTGTTCCTTGTAGGCCTTCTAATAGGGCCTCTTTAGTCTCTGCCCAACGGCTTGTTAGTAGTTCAGACATTTAAAATCTCCTTAATTTTTTAGTCCGGCCAAGCGACGAATGTCAACAATATTGTTGTCCTGCTCGGCGCTACGGTTTGCGTTGGTATTTTTATTACCGGTAATTTCTTTTGCCTCTACAAGTGCCTGTTTCTTCTGCGGTGCATTGCCCTCAATTACTGCTGGCAAATACTTATTAAAACTTTCTATTAGACGTTGTGTTGACACACTTTCTAATAACTCGCTCATGATCTCTTTTTGGTCTACCGCTAGCGGTGCCAATAATTCTGTCATGGTTTTCTGTCTTTCCATACCCTCTTTTAAAGAGTGGATTTCAGTTTCTTTGCTTTCAATGACTTTTTGTGCCTTAATTGCGACGCTTTGAGCTTCTGCAATTTCGAAGTCTTTTTTGTCTATGACTTTGAGCAATTTACTGGTTTCAGATTTTTCATTCAAATAACTTGCTTGGAATTCGTTGCTGAATGCTTCGAAAATTCTACGTCCAAAATCTGCTTTACGAGCAGCATCAATGTCTTCACGTAGTTGTCCTAGTTCAGTTTTTAAACTGTCCTCAACTACTGCTTCAACCATTGTTGCGGCACGTGCCACAAAGTCGGATTTTAATTTAGCAAGTTGTTCTCTACCTTCTTTGATTAGACGAACTTTGGTTTCAGCCAAGTCCCTCTTGTCTTTATAAAACTCTGCAATTTCATTGGCTAGAGCTTCAACTACGAACTCTTCTAGTTTGAAGAATTTATTTGCCATGACTTTTTGGTCTTCATGCAATTCTTTTACTTCAGAAGCTAGTTGGCGTGTAACGAATTCCTTCATTAACTGTCCATCTTGCTTCATCTTAACTGCATATCTGGCTTTTGCTTCTGCTAGTTGAGCGCGGTCTTCTACAAACTCGGCAATCTCAGGTGTTAGTTGATCAGTGACCATACGATCAATGGCTTCAACCATTACTGTTCTGTCGTGTTCATAGCGTTTGCTGAACTCTTCTCTTAGCTCTGCTGAGACCTGTTCACGGTTCTCGTTGATACGAGATTGCCATGCTTCCTCAATCTGAGCTTTAATATCCTCAGAAATCACATTGTTTTCAAATAACGTTTTTAGAACATCCAACATGTGATTCTCCTTTTATTGGAGCTTGCTTATTATTCCTAATAAGCTCTCTTTTAGATAACGCTGTGCCGCAGGATCTTCTTTAACCTCTTGCGCTATACGCAAGGCTCTAAAACCACCACGAGTATTCATGATATGTTCATAGATTGGTGTAGGATATGCACCTGGTGCACTGGGTTGAGCTACCACATCCACTGTGATAATCTCGAAATCGCTAACTCTGCCAGTTCCGTCTGGGGAGACATTACCTGAGCCACGACTGGACACTCCCAACTTAACCCCGGATTCCAACATAGTTCTCACTAGTTGGCCCATTGGAGTTGGTAATATCTTAAACTTTCCATAACCATTAGGACCGTCCATCCACATTTCAGTAATCATGTGGCTGACGCGGTCCAGGTTAATTTTAAGGTCGTCTGGATGATCTACCTCACCTAACACCGAGTATCCGCCTGCAATTTGATCGTTCAAAGTTTTGACAGCTCGCTCAATCTCGTCTACAGGATATATGCGTTGGTTAGCATTGCGTATGCCACCTTGTATGCAGATACCCTTCATGTATAGGTTCTTACCGTTTTCGCCCTCAGATTCAACTACCACACGGGCTTGGTCGAAACTGAGATTTTCACGAAGATAGTTCATCTTATGCATTATTATCTACCTAATAAGCTCTTTTCGCTATCAGGTTTACTGCCTTTCTTTTCTGCCCCGTGTCCTGCTGGAACATTTTTTAGGTGCTTAACACCTGCCTTACCACCCGGTACATTTACATTACCGAAGTTCTCTTCTTTGGTACTTGGATTTGCTAATCCGCCAGCTGTACCACCTTTACCTTTGTCTTCAAAACTCTGGTTTAGGTTGCCGGATGTACCGCCCATATTATTTGCTTTAGCTACTGTGGACTTGGTGTTAGCACCGTTGTCGCCCATTTTAGCTGTAACTTTTTCTGTGTATTCACGGATGAACTGCTCGTCCATGTCTGGATCTTCTTCATCATCGCGAACTTCCATAGCTGGCATTTCTTCTTCACCACCCATGTCACCCATTTCTGGCATTTCTTCGTCGCCCATTTCTTCTTCGTCGCCGCCTTCTTCTGCGCCCATTAGTGATTCAAATTCATCACGTAGTGCATCTAATGCGTCTTCTAGGTCAACCACACGGTCTTCTAATTCGTCTACTTCGCTGCCTGACAATGTAACTTCTTCGTCACCTTCGTCACCCATTTCATCTCCGCCCATTTCGTCATCAGCTTCAATGTCGCCTAGTAAGTCGTCGCCTGCATCCATGTCACCTGCTTCGGCAGCTGCCATGTCGGCTGGTTCTTCAGCTGGCATTTCTTCTTCAGAAGTAAAATCTTCTGCTAGTAATTCTTCGTAAATCTCGCGAGACTTTGCTACTACAATATCGTGAAACAGTTCACGAGCTTTAGCCTCGTCTTCATTAATTAGATGTTCGAGCATTTGCTCAAATTTTGAACGGTCAGTCATGTTAGGATCTCCTATAATAGATAATGAGCTGTCATGTAATATTTACATATAATGACAAAATGTGCTATGAAATGGTGTGATTTTAGGTGTTTTTTACCCAGGTAGACATTATTTCCCTAAAACTCTCGTAAGTCAAATGCTTAAAGTTAGGGTACTGCCACTTTGGGTCGTGGTATTCTCTTTCTACAACTCTAAAGTATTTAATTCTTTTGTTGTCTTTTATAATGTTCTCAGTCTGTCTAGTCCAGTTACCATAAAATGTAGCAGGTTCAGTATTCCTTTTATAGTTAGGAGTATCACCATACACGTTATTAAGTAATCCATTTACACCTGTGTAATCAAATCCAAAAATATAAATCTCATCTGCATTGTGTTGCGTAGCTAAATGTAGTGCTGTGGGACCACTACTCCAACCTAAACTTGGACTAAAGTAGTTAAATCCTTTGAAATCTTTGTATCTACTATTGGGATTTGTCCAAACTTGATGACGTAATTGATAGTTTGATGCTTCAATTTCAACAATCATTTTAGGGTCTACTGCTACAAGATAATCAGGTGTAAACTCCCTGTAAACTGCATTACAGGCGTAGATTTTACCATAAGGTTTTACATCATTAAAGTTGATATTTAGGCGACTACGCCCATTTCCAAAGACAAAACTGCGCATGTAAGCATTTATCTTTTAAAATTTTTTAGGCTGCTGGAGGTGGAGCAACTCCATACATTTGATGTATGAATTCTAATTCTTCTTCTTGCTCTAGGATATGTGCTTCGCTACTTTTGCGAAGCTCGTTGATTTGTTTTAATGTAAGACGAGTTTTTCGTGTGTCACTGCGTTGTAATTCTTCAATGTCTCGTGCGGCATCAAAGCGAAAGTCATTGCTTACGCTTTGTGTTTCTGGATTCAAATAAAATAGTTCACGTAAAATCATATTGATATTTATCAAGCAGGCGCTGCAGGTGGTGGTGTTGCAGACGCTGTTACGCCGGCGCCTGTATCGGCACCTGGTGGCGGAGCCCCTTCAGGTTGTGCTAAGTCATCTGGAGCACTGGTATCACCAGCCATCTCAAGATCACTGTCAATACCTGCCGCACTAAGTCCAACACTACGCAACTCTCCACTAGCATCAGTGCCTGATACTGTGGCCATTTTCTTTTCTTCTTTCCACATACGTTCATTTTCTGCAATATCTTCTTCGCTAAGTCCTAAGAATCGTTTTAATGCAAAACGTTTACTCATATAAGGTATTGCTTGAATAGTGTTAAATGTGTTAATTCGTTGACCATCAACTTCTGCTTGACGATAACT